ATATTATTTGTTTTTAGATTACTATTTTTAATAAACCCCTCGGAATAGTTGCCGATTCTACTCGGAGGGGTTGGTATCTCTCAGGTACCTTGTTTAATAAGTATTCATCACTTCAGTTTGAAAATCGTCCAAAAAATCACCTTCATCTCTTGTTATAGTAATTTGAATTTGAATTTCTTCATCTTCTGATGTCAAAAATTGAAAAGCCTTTTGTTTTACGTGAATTGAAGTTGGATTTTCTTCAATTTGTTTCAATAATTTTTTTGTTGTGATTTCCAACAATTTTAATTTAGTGTTTCCTAATTCCATAATTTTGTTTTTTAAAATCTTATTCAAATCTACTCACTATCTTCATTCGCTTGACCGCTATTGTGATAAGTGGTTAATATCAATTACAAACGGTTATTTGTGTTTTACTTACTTGTATTTCTTTGCCCTCGAAAAGAATAATCGTGTAATTTAAGTGACGGCTAATTATAGCGCATTCAGTACCTTTGTAAATGCAAGGACGGTATTTGATAAAGTATTTCGTTCCCTTTGGTAGTTCGTGTTCTTCGTCTACTATTTTATAGCTTGTAATTCCGTTCCGTTCTGTTTTCAATAGGTATTTCATAAATTAGATTTTACAAATTCGTGAATAACTCCGTTTATCATTTCCCTTCTTACTTCTCTTTCAGGTTTGGCGCAATCGATTGTTTCGACCGTGTAATTCACTTGAATACCTTGCGAGGTAAAACTACCTTTTTCACCACCTTGTTTGATTTGCTGTGATGCTTTTTCAAGAACCAAAGTAAGGTAATGAGAATCTTCGCAAGTTAGGTTTATTGTGATTGTTTTCATAACTCCTCCAATTCAGCTAAATAGGTTTCTAAATCAGTTACTTTGTTTTCGTATTCAATCAATGATCTAAGGCAAATTAAAGCTAATGATTCGTCTTTATTACACATAGCTTCACGCATAAATTGGTTGTAATTATCAACTGACATTTGATTGATTTCAATTTTTAACTTAGTATCCTTAATTTCATCGTCAACTTTTCGCCAGTCAAATTCTTTACCATTCTCGCAATCGCATTGAGTATAATAATACTTAACCTCTCCCATTTGGAAAACTTCATTTTCTACTTTGCCGTCACCGTCACACCCAGCGCAAACGGTCATAAATTTTTCTCTTAGTTTCATATTGTTTTTTTTAGTTGAACAAATATAATACGAATAAATATAATTTTTCAACCTATTGTGATGAACGGTAAATATCAATGATGAACGGTAAACGCACAAAAAAAGCCGTTTGAATTAACAAACGGCCTAATTAACCTAAAAAAACTAATATGAAAGTTTACAAATATAGTGTTAATCTTTTAAATCTTTCAGCGTTTCTTTACTTCGCTTAAAAAATTCAAATATTTTATTCCAAATATTAATACCTTTTACACTTTCGTAACTTTCATTAATGGATTTCAATTCAGTAGCTATACAAAAGAAAGTAAACATTTTAGTTAAGATTAAATCAATAGCTATAAAATGCCCTAAAATATCGCTTATAACGAACTTTTCCAACAAGAATACAAATACTATTGCACCACTATATAAAAGGCTTTTAGAAATCGTGTGTGAAAGCCTACGTGAACGAATCTTATTTCCTTTCTTCCAACTTCGCCAAATACCGAAACAAGTATCGAGAATTATTGAAGTTACTGCTAATAAAACCAAAGGCTTTATCGGTGCTAAAATCGTAAGCGGTGCGAGTAGGAATATTTTAGTTTTCATTGTTAATTGGTGTTGGTGTTATTGGTGCTACGTATTCACTTAAAGGAATATCTAATAAATATGCGTATTCAGTTGGTGCAATATCCACTTCGTCTGAGCTACTCAAAAATAAGAAATATACATCATTGATATCTTGCACAAAGTTAAAAAATGTATCTGAGTCAAAGAATACTCCTTGTAATTCTTGAGCTGTTTCTGTTGTTACTATTCTACCTTCTATCATACTTGTCTGCTTAAACTTGTTTGAAATGCTTGTATTGCTGTGTAAAGATTAGCTATTTCAGTTGAATTTAAAGTGTCTCCAAAATAAACAAATGCCATTTCTCGGGTTTCATAATTTGCTATTAATGCTGATTGCCTTCTTGCTCCAATAACAACATTGATATTTGGTGGTGTATTTAGCGTTGTAGGTGATGCTGTTCTAATTAAACTGCCATTTCGGAAAAGCTGTGTTTGTGTTGCACCCGTTTTTGAAACAACAAACAATCCTCTAGTATCTGTAACAAAATTTCCAACACCATTAAGTATCTGATTGTTAGCACAAAAATAAGTATTGTTGTCCGTAAATTTTGCTGTTATTTGTAAACCTTCAAATGAAACACCACCGACAGCTCCAAATGATGCACCTGATGTTATTGCATTATCTCTAATATAAGCACCCGCTGATATATTTGTCCCTGTTGTTTGAGTAGATAAATTGAAAAAACTATCGGCAAAAGCTGTTGTACCGTTTCCTTTGATTCCCGTTGCTGAATGTGTCCAACCCGTTGAAAAAGTCAACCTAAAAGCTACATTTAAATCTCTTGGGTCTTTCAAGTTGAACTTGTGCTGTGATGCTGTACCACCTACTACTGGATAAATAGCTTTCATTTTAGTCCAAATAGAATAACTTTTTAAGTCAAGTACTAAAGTATTAATAGCATTCTGTTGAGTAGAGTCTGTTATTGCAGCCGCTGTTATGAATGCTTGAGCATCAGGGTCAAAGCTACTTTTCGGCATCAAAGAAATTAGGCTTCTGTACATACTCCAATTATATCAAATTTCGTATCAATTGAATTGTAAATGCACCCTATATAAGTAGTCTTATTTGCAACAGTTGTTGTAGGTGCTGTTACTCCAATTGCTCTAAAATTAGCACCGTAACCAATTGTTCTTGCAGTTCCGTTGTCTTTAATTCTTATTATCAAACTTTGACCTTCAGTAAATGCACCCGTTGGATTTGCTAACGTTAAACCTACTGCTTGTGCTGTAATGGTTACTAAGTCATTTGTATTAACTGCTGTAACCGTTGCGCTTGAACTAACTGTTTGAACACGTGCATTTAAAAACGTTTGGTCGCCCGTATTCGTTCCGCTTAAATCTAATATACTCTTAACCTCACTTACCGAAAGCCCTTCAATATCAGAACCGCCACCGCTTTTTCTTCCTAAAATCTCATTATTTCCAATTGAAACTGCAACGGGGTCGCTTGCTCCACTTTGTTTGGCTAAAATAGAATGCGAAGTGAAATCGGATTTTTCTACAAAATCAGCAGGGTCTGGAATCGTTGGGAATGTTTCTAAACTTCCATCCCCTCTAAGATATTGCGCTGTTGTTCCCGTTGGTGTGTTAAACTTCGCATCTACTGCTGTTTTTACCGCTTTTTGTGTGGGGTAAAACGTATCTGAATTATCAGTTAAATCTATTTTCTTATTAGAAGTTTTTTCAACTCCCGTTAAATTTATGTCTAAACTCATGCTGTGATATTTATTGTTTGATTTGGGTCAAGTGTTACAATAGTTCCCGTTTGGTTTAATGTACCGTCAACATAAACGTTTACTGTTGTATTAGGTAGTACAAGGTTTTCATCCGTTGTTACTGAATACGTGTCGTTTGAGTTGCTAACTGTTATTTCTGTTGTACCACCCGAACAAGTGTAAGTGCCACCCGCCAAAACTTGCACCGAACTGCCTCCATCCGTTACCGTTACATTTGGGCAACCGCTCGTGAAACCAGTGTCGCAAATAGTCATGTCGGAAACCATAATAACATCGAATGTCATAGCCCACCCTGCTAACTTATTCTCAAATCTATCCGTAAACGGTTCTAAAGTAGCATCGCCGTCCATCATAATGTAATCAGGGTTTAAATCACCTCTTTTCATTATGTCGTGAACTCTGTTTAACGCTTGCAACATTGCGTTCATTATAGACGGTTCAAGGTCGTATTTTTCCTTGCTATCTAAAATATCCATCGCTAAAACAGTGATATTGAAGCGTTGCATTTTACCTTCAATACTTGCTGAATTTATAATGATATGCGCTAAAGGAAAAATGGTTTGTTTAGCCAAATCAATATCACTAATTTGCCCGTCCGTAATTGTGGAAATTAGATTAGTCGCTTGTAACTGCGCTCGAAGTGTATCAAGTATTTTGAAGTAGCTCATTTTTTTTCCTTTGGTTTTTCTTGTTCGATTTGTTGAAGGAAAACCATTAATTTTTCAATGTTCTTTTTTGACCGCTTTTTCATAAAACCCAATTAGTAAAGTTAGTATCTGAACTCGGATAAATGTCGCCGTTGCTGTTACTGTTGTATTCAGGAAATAACGCTTGGTTAAAACACATATAGTCAACAAATCTACTGCTGTAATGGTTTGCCGTTTGCGTTTGTTTATCTATAAGCAAAGATAGTTCTAAACGGTCGATATTCTCGCTTTGTTCTGCATTGTGCTTATAAACCCCTTTGTTACCTATCGTGTATGCTGAATAAGGTAAATACTCCACCATCGCCCAATGAATAAGCATCGGTTTAATATACGTGTTTACTAAAGTCAAATAGTTACCTCCTAAAGTGTTCGCTATAATATCTGCTTTTATCTTCTCAAGTAAATCAGTACCTAAATATTTTTGGACGTGAATATCTTGAGCGATTTTAATATATTGAATAAATTTATCAGGGTCAACGTTACCGTTTAAAGACGTGAATTTTACCACATCATCCCTTGTTATAATTAGTGCTTCTGCCATTTCGTGTTATTTAGGTAAAAATCCTTTGTTTGGCATATCAATAGGGCGCACCGCTACTAAATTCGGGTTGCGAACTCTATAACCTGCTTTTTCTGCCTTGTTAGTTGAAATCGTTTTAGCTTTCGGACTTAACGGGTCGATTCCAGTTTTTTCATCAAAAGCAACAAACGTTTTCCGCATCCATTTATGGTGGCACGCACCTCCGCCTTTATACAACCATATAGAATAAGTATCGGCTCCTTTTGCTCCCCAACCTGCATTAACTGGTAAAACTCCCATTCTTATAATATCTTCTTTTCGATATAGTTTATTTGCTCCTACCATTTTACGACAAAATTCTCTTGAATTATCTCTTACTCCTCCCTCATAAGTATAACGAACCATAAATTTAATACCGTCAACTGTTGCATCTTGTTCACTTTTCGCTCTTGGGTTTGCAGTTCCCGTTGAAACGAAATTGTAAACTTGACTTAATAAGCTCGGTTTTTTATTGTTTAAAGCTTCAATTTCGGCATCTTCTAAATCGTCATTTTCATAATCAACTTCGTAGCTGTCAATCAATACCCAATTGCTTGGCATATCTTCGCCTAAATCAATTAACGCTTGTGCAACTTTATCGTCTTCGCTTTCTTGTTTACTCAATTCCGTTCCCGTTTCTTCTTGTTTATCTTCGCTCGATTGAACGTTTTCCAAATCCGTAAACTCTAAAGGTTGTAACGTCTTAAAAAACAATTTAGTGGTGTTTCCGTTGAAAGATGTTATTTGTTCTAATCCGTCTATTAAAAGTTGCTGTAACGGTCTAATAACCATATTATCAAACAATACAAAAGCATTTTTTAATTCGTCTGCATTACTTCCGAAACCGTTTGCACTTCCTAATCCTAATAACAAACCGCTTGTAATGGAGTGTGAAACCATTATTTTACGCTCGCATTCAGTTGAAAGATATTGATAGTGTTCTGGCGCATCGTTCAAAGGAATATCATCAACCGTTGTTGCTGTTTCTTTGTTGTTGTTGAATCCAACTATTACTCTTTGTCCTTTGCTTCCCGTTAGCTTGTTTTTAATTTGTTGCTGTAACAAATTTTGCGTTTCAATGTCAGGTTGCCCGTTGTTGAAATTTACTACTTTCGTGCCACTAAAACCATTTTGTACCTCGTTAATAAGGTAATCACTTACTTCTTCTTCAAGTAACGCATAAGCCGTTCCTGCTACATAATCGGGCAAAGCAAAATACTTCATTCCAATTGCGTAAGGTCGAATAACTAATATCTCTATTTTATCATTTGAACTTTTAAATGTAGCAAATTTCTTTGGCGGGAATTTCTTAACGTCTTCCCAATTATTGGAATAATACCAATTGTTAATTTTCCCTTCATCGTCGCATTTTTCAGGCGCTAAAAGATTCATGTCTATATGAAACGCCTTTAATATTTTATCGTGCTTTTCGTTGTAGTGTACTTGAATTGCGCATTGACCTAATGTCTTTAAATCAAAGCAAAGTTTTCTTAAGCAATCCTTGTTAAAAAGTGCCATTACTTGAGCATATTCGCTTGGTTTACGACTCGCATCAATTACTCCTAATCCTTTTCCGTACATCAACCTTGTAACGTTGTTTATAATAGATTGATTAGTTGCGCTCTTTCTATAACGGTCAATAAGAAATTGAAAGTAACTATTGTTTTCGCCAAACGTTACATAACCTTTTTGCTT